CGACAACCCACGGTTCAGCATGAGGGTGTGGCTCATAAGCCTGGGGATGATCGGGCCGGAATTTGGGCTGGCCAGACAGCTACTTTACAAAAATCTGGACGGCGATTCGGGCTGGAGATACGGCAAGCCGGAAAAGGCTGAGAAAACGGTAATTGAAAACGAACCGGACGTAATTGTACCGGACATAGTCGGATATTATACACGGGAAAGAGATCAATAAGACTTGCCGGGGGTTTCAAATTGAAACCCCCTAAGACATCCCCGGACGAAACCGCTAGTCCGACATCAAATTGATATCGGGTTAGCCACAGCAGGAAATATATAAATAGTAACCTAAACGGGAGTCCCGAAAGGGCTCCCCGTCTCTGTAAAGCAACCCGGAGGTGTATCCATTTGACTAAACGCGAAGAGCAATGGCTCCTGCGCGGCTATAAGCCCACACGCTTCAAAGCCGCCGACTCTGTCTACAAACTCCGCTTCGCGGACGCGGCGGTGTTCTTCATCAACAACCTCATACACTCCCGGGGTGAATGGCATAATAAGCCGTTTCTCCTCCTCGATTGGCAGGAGCGCCTTGTTCGCGACCTTTTCGGCATCGTCAACAAGCATACCCATCGCCGCCAGTTTCGCACTGCTTATGTTGAAGTCCCGAAAAAGAACGGAAAATCCGAGCTTGCCGCGACCATCGCTCTGTTGCTGCTCTGCGGGGATAACGAGCCGAAGGCCGAAGTATATAGCTGCGCTACGGCCCGTGACCAGGCGCTCATCGTATTCGACGTCGCGCTGGAAATGGTCACCAACAACCCCGTGCTAGAGAAATATATCAAATACTCGGCATTTCACAAAACCCTTGAATTCAAGCCCACTGGCGGCATATATAAGGCGCTGTCCGCAGACGCGCACACAAAACACGGTTATTCTCCGCACGGTATTATTTTCGATGAGCTCCACGCCCAGACCGACCCTGAATATTTCAAGACCATGACCAAGGGCACCGGCGCGTCACGCCGCCAACCGCTGACTTTCATTATCACCACAGCGGGATATGACCGCAACAGCGTTGGCTTCGAGATACATCAAAAAGCGATGGACGTTCTGGAAGGAAAACGCATTGACCCCACCTTTTACCCCTGCGTCTATTCCGCGCCGGAGGAAGCCGACTGGTCTGATGAAAAGGTCTGGCGCAGTGTGAATCCATCCCTTGGACGGACGATTGGCATCGATTATCTGCGGCATGAGTACGAGGAAGCCACATTCAGCCCTGCCGACGAGAACGGGTTCCGCCAGTTACATTTGAACCAATGGGTAAAACAGAGCACACGCTGGATGAACATGCAGAAATGGGATGAGTGCGCGTTTCCGTTCAGCATACCGCAACTCAAAGGCCGCGTGTGTTACGCCGGGTTGGATTTATCGTCAACTACGGATATTACGGCCCTGGTTCTTTGTTTCCCGCCGGAAGACGAGACGGACAAATACATCATTCTTCCGCATTTTTGGATTCCCGACGCCAACCTCCGCGCCCGTGTTAAGCGCGACAAGGTTCCCTACGACGTTTGGGCGGCTGAAAAGTTATTGACCGCAACGGCGGGAGACGTCATCCACTACGGCTTTATTGAGAAATACATAGAGGACTTGGCGAGGCTTTACGACATCAAAGAGATTGCTTTTGACCCCTGGGGCGCTTTCCACTTCGCACAAATCCTGACGGACAACGGGTATCCAATGGTTGAGTACCGGCAGGGCTACAAAACCATGAGCCCCGCTATGAAAACCCTTATGCAACTGACTCTTGAAAAGCAAATCGCCCACGGCGGCAACCTGGCCCTGCGCTGGATGGTCGACAACCTGGCCGTCAGCCGTGATCCAGCTGGAAATATCAAGCCCGACAAGGAAAGCGCGACGGAAAGGATCGACGGCGCTGTGGCTATGATAATGGCCGTAGACCGGGCTTTCCAGAATAATGCCAAGCGGAATAAGAGCGTGTATGAGACTCGTGGTCTGCTTGGGTACAGCGCCAACGGGTGGACGCAATAATCTCATTTCTACTATATGGCGTGAATTTTCCGCCATATTTTTGTGTAATCGGACATTCTATTCTTTGAATATCATGTTAGAAACCGCATTTTGCTTTAGGAGCGCACTCTAAATGGGCATATTCTCACGCAAGAAGCCAAAGGCCGACAACGCCTTGACCACTACAAAACCATTCTTCATGGGCGGCGCGACGTCGGGCGTGTTCGTCAACGAGGACTCCGCCATGCGCACGTCGGCGGTTTACGCCTGTGTGCGCGTGATTTCCGAGGCCGTCGCCAGCCTGCCCTTGAACGTTTATCGCAGGGACGGGGACGGACACGCTCTGGCTTCGGAGCATCCGCTGTATCCCATTTTACATAACGAGCCGAATTCGGAAATGACGAGCTTCATTTTCAGAGAAACGCTCATGAACCATCTGTTGATATACGGAAACGCCTACGCTCAGATTGTACGCGACAAGTCCTGGCGTGTAAAGGCCCTTTATCCTCTTCTGCCGGACAGGATCGAAGTCCGCCGTTCAGAGAACGGAGAGATTTACTATACATATTGGCGCAATGAAGACGACAAGCGGAGAGGCGATAAAACCGGCTCAATTGTACTGGCGAAGGAGCATGTGCTTCATATCCCGGCCCTTGGTTTCAACGGCCTTGTGGGTTACAGCCCCATCGCTATGGCACGGAACGCCATCGGGCTCGCCATCGCTACCGAGGACTACGGCGCGGGATTCTTCGCCAACAGCGCCAATCCCAGCGGGATTTTAGAGCATGCTACAAAACTTAATAATCAGGACGCAATTAAGACTACTTGGGAAAACCTCTATAGAGGCAGTTCAAAAAACCACGGTATAGCCGTTTTGGAAGAAGGGCTTACGTTCAAAACGGTATCCATCCCGCCTGATCAGGCCCAGTTTCTGGAGACCCGTAAGTTTCAGCTGAACGAAATAGCGCGTATTTTTCGTATCCCTCCGCATATGATTGGCGATTTGGAAAAGTCCAGCTTCAGTAATATCGAGCAAATGTCCCTGGAATTTTTACTGTATACACTTGATCCTTGGGTGAGCCGCCTTGAGTCCTCATTATATCAATCACTGCTGTCGCCCCAGGAAAAACCGGAATACTTCATAAAGTTTAACGTTGACGGACTGCTCCGGGGCAACTACGAGGCCCGGATGAAGGGGTATGCCGTAGGGCGGCAGAACGGCTGGCTTTCGGCTAACGACATCCGAAAACTGGAGAACATGAACGCTTTACCCGCCGAACGCGGGGGCGATAAGTACCTCATAAACGGGAACATGACCGAATTGGAAGATGCCGGGCTTTTCGCGAAGGTTCATATGGCGAAGGCGATCCTGAACGAATACAACTCAATGCAAAATACCAGTAAGAATACCGGCGCGGGAGACGGCAATGTTCCCTCCGTTGACAATGCGCCCGTTGATGCGCCGGTTATTGACCCGAACAGTATCATGACGGCTTTAGCCCGCAGGGTTATGAACTCATTCGACAGTATTACTCGGGGGTATGATACATGAACAGATTCTGGAACATGGTAACAAACCAAGACAGTGAGCGGGTTTTACGCCTTGACGGGTTTTTAGCCGAGGAGACCTGGTGGGGCGATGAGGTGACCCCGAAAGCCTTTAAAGACGACCTTTTCAGCGGCGTCGGCGATATTTCCGTCTGGATAAATTCCAACGGCGGTGACGTGTTCGCGGCGGCACAGATTTACAATGCGTTAAAGGAATACTCGACTACAGGCAAAGGCAAAGTGACGGTCAAAATCGACGCAATCGCGGCGTCGGCGGCATCAATGGTGGCGATGGCTGGGGATAAGGTGTTAATGTCGCCCGCTTCATGGCTCTTCATCCACAACCCGTCAACCTTGGCAATCGGCGACAGCGCCGAAATGTTCCGGGTAAAAGACATGCTGGACGAGATAAAAGAGTCCATAATCAACACTTATGAGATGAAATCCGGCCAGCCACGGGCTAAAATATCCGAGTTTATGGACGCGCAAAAGTGGCTGGGCGCGAACGAGGCTGTTGAGTACGGCTTCGCTGACGGGATTCTGTACGACGAGGGAGCGCAATTCAGGGTGATGAACTCTTTGTTGAGCCGTATTGCCGAAAAGCCGTCGCCGCACAATCAGATAAACACTCGACCTACAAACGGTATCTCATACACTACACTAAAAGAACGACAAAATAGAACACAAAAATTAATGGAGGCAGGTATTTATGGTTGACACTATTCAAATGCGCCAGACCCGCGCCGATAAGTGGGAAAAAGCCAAAGCGTTTCTTGACAGCAAGCGCGGCGCGGA